GTTTGGCCGCTGCTGCATTGATTAAATGTAGAGATAAGGTTAAACACAAGAGTTTGAATGATTTGTCTGGCATTTATTCTTACCATGACTGATATGTTTCACTAATTTACTTTTTTTTATGGCTTCTTACACTGGAATGTCCAATCTTCAGAACCACCCTCACCGTTCTGGATTTGATATTGGACGTAAAAATGCCTTTACTGCAAAGGTTGGTGAGCTTCTTCCTGTCTACTGGGATATCTCGATGCCCGGTGACAAGTATAAATTTAACGTTGAGTATTTCACTCGTACTCAACCAGTTGAAACGTCTGCCTATACTCGCCTTCGTGAGTACTTTGATTTTTACGCTGTGCCGTTACGTCTTCTTTGGAAGTCTGCGCCTTCTGTATTGACTCAGATGCAGGATGTCAATCAGATTCAGGCGTTGTCTTTGACACAGAATTTGGCTTTAGGAACTTATTTGCCTTCATTCCAAATTTCTCTTTTGGGTACTTCTTTGTATTCTTTAAATGGTGGTAGTTGGACTCCTGGCAATTCTGCTTCTTTAAAGAATATGTTTGGTTTTAATCGTGCTGATTTAGCTTTCAAGCTTTTATCATATCTTGGATATGGTAATATTATAGGTTCTATTCCTCCTTCTGGTAATCGTTGGTGGTCTACTTCTTTGAAAAATACTGATGATGCTTCTAATTATACTCAACAGTATATACAGAATAATTATGTGAATGTTTTTCCTCTTTTGGCTTATCAGAAAATTTATCAGGACTTTTTCCGCTGGTCTCAATGGGAAAATTCTAACCCATCGGCTTATAATGTAGACTATTTTTCCGGTATTTCGCCTTCTTTGGTTGACGTTTTACCTGTTTTTTCTTCTTCTTCTGCTTACTGGAAATCCGACACAATGTTTGACCTCAAATATTGTAACTGGAACAAGGATATGCTAATGGGTGTTCTCCCGAATTCCCAATTTGGCGACGTCGCCGTTATTGATTTTCCTGATTCTGGCTCTGTTGATGTTGTTTTAGGCTCTGATACCGCAAAGAGTAAGGTTGGTGTTCTTTCTTCAGTTACTTCTAATACGGCTCCAGTTCCTTTTTTCGCTTTGGGTGCTTCCGCTTCTAACACTGTTCCTTCTGGCTCTTCTCTCCGTGCTGATTTGTCTACTTTAAAATCTCAGTTCAGTGTTCTTGCTCTTCGTCAGGCAGAGGCTCTTCAACGTTGGAAAGAAATTAGTCAGTCTGGTGATTCTGATTATCGTGAACAAATTCGTAAGCACTTTGGTGTTAACTTGCCCCAGGCTCTTTCCAATATGTGTACATATATCGGTGGTATTTCTCGCAATCTTGATATTAGTGAGGTTGTGAACAATAACCTTGCTGCTGAAGGTGATACTGCTGTTATTGCTGGAAAAGGTGTAGGTGCTGGTAATGGTTCATTTACATATACTACCAATGAACATTGTGTCGTTATGTGTATTTATCATGCTGTACCTTTGCTTGATTATTCTATTACTGGTCAAGACGGACAGCTGTTGGTTACTGATGCCGAGTCATTGCCGATTCCGGAGTTCGATAATATTGGTATGGAAACTCTTCCCATGACCCAGATTTTCAATTCTCCGCTCGCCACCGCTTTCAACTTGTTTAACGCCGGATATAATCCTCGTTATTTCAATTGGAAGACTAAGCTTGACGTTATCAACGGAGCGTTTACTACTACTCTGAAGTCTTGGGTTTCTCCGGTTACCGAATCTTTGCTTTCCGGTTGGGCACAATTTGCTAGTTCTACTCCTAATACTGAAAATAAGGTTGCTTTGAACTATAAGTTCTTTAAGGTCAATCCTTCTGCCCTTAATCCTATTTTTGGCGTTAATGCTGATTCTACTTGGGACACTGACCAACTTTTGATTAACTCTTATATTGGTTGTTATGTTGCCCGTAATTTGTCTCGTGATGGTGTACCTTACTAAATCTTTTTAATTATGATTGGAAAGTTTAATTCTTTAAAAAATTTGGAACAAGATTCCGATCTTATTCCCAATGTTGAGCCGGATGCTTTTGCCGTTGCTCCTTCTTTTGATTGTACCGAGGAACTTCGTGTAGAAATCGATGATTCTAATGAAGCTCGCCCGGTTCGTTATACATCTGATGTTCGTTTGATTCTTCACACTAAAGACTTGGCTTCTCGTGCTGGTCTTACTGTTGCTTCTAAGTTTGGCCAAAATAAACAATCTGTTTCTCAGATTCAACAGATTATGGATTCAATGTCTGATGATGACCTTTTGAATACGGTTCGTTCCCGTCATATTCAGGCTCCTTCTGAGATTATTGCCTGGTCTAAGGAATTGTCGGCTTATGCTGAAAATCTTGAGTCTCAAGCACAAGAATTGATTGATGCTGAAACTGCTAAACAAGAAGCAGAAAAGGCGGCTGCTGCTTCCGCTCCTGCTGCTTCTTCTGAATAATGGGTCTTCTTGGTTCAGTTGCTGGTGGTCTCTTTGGTATTGGTTCTTCTGCTATTCAAAATTCGCAGAATAGACAAAATGTCCGGGAGACCAATCAGATGAACTATAAGATAAACCAGATGAACAACCAGTTTAACGAGCGTATGGCAATGCAGCAGCGCGATTTCCAGGAAAATATGTGGAATAAGGAGAACGCATATAACACTGCCTCCGCGCAACGTCAACGTCTCGAAGAAGCTGGTTTAAATCCTTATCTGATGATGAACGGTGGTTCTGCCGGTACTGCTCAATCTGTTGGTACCGGTGCAACCGCTTCATCTTCCGGTAATGCTCAGATGCAACCTTTCCAGGCTGATTATTCAGGCGTCCAGCAGGCTATCGGCTCTGTGTTTCAATCCCAGGTTCAGCAAGCTCAGGTATCACAGTTACAAGGTCAAAAGAATCTTGCGGATGCCCAGGCTATGCAGGCTCTTTCTAATGTTGATTGGTCTAAAATGACAAAAGAGACACGTGAGTATCTGAAAGCTACTGGTTTGGCTCGTGCCCAGCTTGGCTATTCCAAGGAAATGCAGGAATTGGATAATATGGCTTTTGCCGGTCGTCTCCTTCAGGCTCAAGGTACAACGCAATTGCTTGATGCTGAAACTAAGACTGTTCTTAATAAGTATCTCGACCAGCAACAACAAGCTGATTTGAGTACAAAGGCTGCCGAATATTATAATCAAATGTCTCATGGCCATCTGAATTATAATCAGGCTAAGAAAGTCCTTGCTGATGAAGTGTTAACTTATGCCCGTGCCAAAGGTCAGAAAATCAGTAATAAGGTTGCTGAATCTACTGCTGATTCTTTGATTCGAGCTTCCAATGCCTCTAATCATTCGAATGCTGAATTTGAGCTTGAAGCTGCTAAATTTAATCGCGAACGTGCTCGTTCTCGTAGTATCGAGGATTGGTATCGTTCTCGTAATGAAGGCAAGAAATACAAGTATTATGACGCTGATAAGGCCGTTCATTATGGTACCTCTATCGGTAATACTATAGGAACCTTTCTGCCCTGGTAGTGCTTTTTGTTTGTTGTGTGTTTACCCGGCTCGTAGTGATACGCGTCGGGTTTTGTTGCTTGGAGTAACTTCTGGCAACCGCGCGAAGCGTGGTTATACACCCCCTGAATTCCGGGAGACCCTGTCGACTGGAATCAGAGCCGTTAGGCTATAGTACTGCCTTCCTCAAATCTTGATGCTTGCAACGCGTAAGCAATTTCCCGGAGAACCTTTCTTTGCCGTCGCTGCTATACCCTAAAATCTCCTTTGACGAAGTCTACATGAGTTTGCCCGGAGGGAAAGCTATTTACCTCATAGCTTTCAGTCTCTCCTTGTCTTATAAGCGCAAACTCACAGACCAGCCTGCCACCCATATAGCTTATTGTTTATTAATGTTAATATTTTACGTTGACATTTGTTTTTTTCAAGCATTTATTTATATCTTTGCTGTGTCTTTAAAAACAATGTCTAATTTAAATTTTTGTTCTTATGGAAAAGTATTATTTGTGCTCCGTTCAATCAAAAACGAATCCTAATCAGAATGAAACTATTCTCGTTCCCGTTGATGAAGTTTCTCAATTTGTTTCTTCGCATCTTTGTCCTGATTGCGTGCTTATTATTTCTTATTGTTCAACCTTTAAAGCAATTCCTGATGAAAAGTGAAACTAAATCTAAAATTTGGTCTGCAATTATTGCAGCTGCTGTCAGTCTTCTTACGTCTATTGCTCAAATATTTTCGTAAGTCATGAATCCGGCATTAATGAAATTTATTGAATGGCTCCTTCGTTGGAATATCCATTTCTCGGTTACTTCTGCTTTTCGTACTAAGAAAGAGAATGAAGCGTGTGGAGGTTCTGATAATTCCCAGCACTTAACTGGCGATGCTGTTGATTTGAAACCTCTTAATCTTTCAGTGGATGATTTTATTTTGAAAATCAAAAATTCTGGTTTTGAATTTGACCAACTTATAAAGTATCGGACTTTTGTTCACATTTCTTTCGCACGTTGTCGCAAGCCTCGTCGAATGGAACTTAATTTTACTGATAGAAAATGATTACTAAAGGATTGCAGAATAAGCTAATAACTCGTTGTCAGCACCCTCGTACGGTTATCAATAAGTATACGCATGAGCCCGTTGTTGTTTCTTGCGGCTCTTGCCCTTCTTGTGTTCTTCGTCGTTCCGGTATTCAGACTAACCTGCTTACTACTTATTCTGCTCAGTTCCGTTATGTATACTTTGTTACTCTTACTTATGCTCCTTGTTTCCTCCCTACTTTTGAAGTTTCGGTTGTTGAAACTTGTACGGACGATATTGCGGATGTATCCGTTGTTCCCGATATTAATAACTTGGACGCTGATAACCCTAACACTTATTTGTTTGGTTTTCGCAGCGTTCCTCGTTCCTCTTCTGTTAAGTTAAAAAACTCTACTGTTGAGCGTGTTTTCAAAGACCCTGAGATAAGATTTTCTTATCCTATGAAATCTAAGGATTTATTGTCTATTCTTGGTAAGATTAACCATGATGTTCCTAATAGAATTCCTTATGTTTGCAATCGCGACCTCGACTTATTTTTAAAACGCCTAAGAAGTTACTACCCTGATGAGAAATTACGTTACTACGCTGTATCAGAATACGGCCCTACCAGTTTCCGCCCGCATTGGCATCTGTTATTGTTTTCCAATTCCGAGCGATTCTCGAAAACTGTTTGTGAAAATGTATCTAAAGCTTGGTCTTACGGACGTTGTGATGCGTCACTCTCGAGAGGATTCGCAGCACCGTATGTTGCGTCGTATGTTAATAGCTTTGTCGCTTTACCCGAATTTTATACTCAGATGCCAAAAGTGGTGCGCCCTAAATCCTTCCATTCCATTGGATTTACAGAATCAAATCTCTTTCCTCGAAAGGTACGAATTGCCGAAATTGATGAAGTTGCCGATAAATGCCTTGATGGAGTCCTCGTTGAGCGCAATGGACATTTTCGCACAATTAAACCTACATGGCCGTATCTCCTTCGATTATTCCCCCGATTTTCGGACGCTATTCGTAAATCTCCATCGAGTATTTACCAGTTACTTTCTGCTGCGTTCACAGCGCCCGAACGAGTCATTCGTAGCGGATGCGCCGATATAGGATGTGATCCGTTTTCCACAAGTTCCAAGCAAAGTATTTTGTCTTTTTGTAAACAGTATTTAAATTATGTAGATAATTATGGAAAAGAATATTCTTCAAGAAATTTTCTTGTACCAAAGGAGAACTTACCGCATAGTGATGTTCTTATTCTTTCTGAATGTCGTCTCTATGATGGTGTTAATTTGGATCCGGATTTTCGTTTGTCCCGCTGCTATCGATTTTTCCTCTCGATGTCTAAGTTCTTTCGAACGTATAATGATGAGTTTGGAGCAAACTTCTACCCCGAATCCGAACAATATGCCGGCTGCTTTGCGTGTCGAGACAGAACTTTTCGAATCCTCTCCGAATCAATAGTATCCTTTTGGAATCGGTATGACTATAATCGTCTGGTTGATTTTTATCGGACTTTGGAAGATTCCAATGATAAGGATTTGGTTGATTTTGAGCTTCGTAATTATTCGTTTCGTTATAATAGGATTGATTATGGTAAGAAAGCGGAGCCCGATTATAAAACACTTCCTCTTGTTCGTCGTTTGGCCGCTGCTGCATTGATTAAATGTAGAGATAAGGTTAAACACAAGAGTTTGAATGATTTGTCTGGCATTTATTCTTACCATGACTGATA